TGTACATGCGGGCCACCACCAATCCCGGCGGCATCGGACACGGGTGGGTGAAGGCACGGTTCATCACGCCCGCACCGCCCGGCACGCCTATCACCGAAGAATACACGGTAAAGCTGCCGGACGGCACCGAACAGAAGCTGCAGCGGGCGCGGGTGTTCATCCCTTCCAGCATTTTTGATAACCCCGCCCTGCTGGCAAACGACCCCGGCTACCTTGCAAGCCTTGCCAGTATGCCGGAAGCAGAAAAGCAGGCGCTGCTCTACGGCAGCTGGGACAGCTTTTCCGGGCAGGTGTTTACCGAATGGCGCAACGACCCGGCCCGCTACGAAGACCAGCGCTGGACCCATGTGATCGCACCGTTCACCATCCCGAAGCACTGGCAGATCTACCGCGGGTTCGACTTTGGCTTTTCCAAGCCGTTCTCGGTGGGGTGGTATGCAGCGGACGAGGAGGGGCGGCTGTACCGCATCAAGGAGCTGTACGGCTGCACCGGCAGGCCGAACGAGGGCCTGCGCATCGACCCGGTGGAACAGGCCCGGCGCATCCGGGAGGCAGAGCAGAACGACCCGCTTTTGCGCGGCAGGGTGATCCACGGCATTGCCGATCCGGCCATCTTTGATGAGAGCCGCGGCGAGAGCATTGCCGCTATGATGGAGCGCAGCCCGAACTTCCTGCGCTGGTCCCCCGGCGACAACACCCGGCTTGCGGGCAAGATGCAGTTCCACTACCGGCTGAATTTTGATGCGGACGGCAGGCCGATGTTTCAGGTGTTCAATACCTGCAAGCACTTTATCCGCACGATCCCGAACCTTGTGTACGACGAAAGCAACGTGGAGGACATCGACACCCGGCAGGAGGATCACATTTACGACGAGTGCCGCTATGTGCTGATGGAGAACCCTATCAGCCCGCCGGTGCGCTGTGCTGCGCCGCCCATGCCCGACGACCCGCTGAACCTGCACAAGCGGGCAAGATTTTACAGAATTTAAAGGAGAAACGCAATGGACGATTACGAGAACGAAGCTTTGCCCGTGGGTGAAGCACAGGTGGCCGAGGCCATGCAGACCTTGCAGCGGTACAAGGCGGGCAAGGCCGCGCTGGACAAGCGTATTGTGGATAACGAGCTGTGGTTCCGCATGGGCCATTGGAAGAACTACCAGAACCCCATGATGCCCGGCAAGGCCCAGCCTTCCAGCGGGTGGCTGTTCAACAGCATTGCCAACAAGCACGCCGATGCCATGGACAACTACCCGGAACCGAACGTGCTGCCCCGAGAGGCAGATGACGAGGACACCGCACGGGCACTTTCCAGCGTTTTGCCGGTGGTGCTGGAACAGGCCGACTACGAGCAGGTGTACAGCGACTGCTGGTGGCGCAAGCTCAAACAGGGCACCGGCGTGACCGGCATCTTCTGGG